GCCATACTTACTGCGAGATATTCATCCACCTTATCCTTCGCGATTTTATAATCATTTATTAACGTCTTCTTTAAAGCGTCGATATTTTTTTTAGTACCAGGGTTTGCTTCTGTGTATTGCTTTATAAAGTGTTTAACATCCTTAAGCTCAACTTTAGCTTCTCCCATTGCACTACTCTTCATCATCTGGAAGACTTTACCTAATACAATGCCTGCACCCATTTCTATAAGGGCCGGAGTCATATGAGACCATTTAATTTCTTCATCTGAAGGAGCTTGAAGTCCTAGTTGATATTTTCCTATAAGATCAGTTCTTACACCAATCGCCCAACGGGCTAATCCCGCCGCGATTGGGCCTCCAACAATAGGACCACTTGTAATACTTCCTCCTATAAAAGCAGCCATGACCGTTCCGAACTCTATTGATCCACGGGTCATGGAATTAAAATCTCCTCGTTCTATTCCAGGTTCATTTACTGGACGATATACTGCGTCACCTCCGAATATTGGCATAACTCTCCAAACCATTACATCTGAGCCATCAAATAGAGGATACGTCTTAACCTGGATCCCATTAGGATTATCGGTATAGAATTTCTCTGTGAGTTTATTATCCTTGATCAGTTTTTCCTTAATCAATTGTTTTAAGTTGACAGTCTGATATCTCTTGTCCCTAAAGCTGAAGGAGAGGATCGTTCGAATATGGTCATCGACACCCGTCGATGTATCGAAACCCTTAAGTCTTAGTAAAAGATCGTAGCTTAGAGCATCAGAATTTGTTTTAATAGAATCAAATAAATTATTGATACTGATCATCGGGCCGACAGTCGCTCCCGGAGGAAAACTATCTTCTATCTCTTTATTGATTTGTATATTAGATCGATTGGATTCGATGAGGACCTCTTGGGCCTCAAGCATGGCGTCGCTCATAATTTTTTTATCAGATCCTCTCTCAAGAAGAAAATTCTTATCAGTCTTAACGTCACCTATCTTTGCTTCAGGCGGTACATAGACTTTGATTTCTTCTAGTTTTTTATCTTTATATGCTTCAAGGGCTTGTTTATGGTCGTCTGCGATTGCTATGGTGTGAGCTTCCTCGGGAAGCATATTCCACTTCTCGATTAAGAGCTTCTTTTTTTCTAGCTGTAATTCTGATAATTCTATTTCTTCTGCCATAATTCATTATTCATTTACTTCGGTTTATACTTTTCTTCTAGTTTTTTTAGGGCATCATCCATTTCTTGATTTTCTTTCTCTAAAGTTTCAGCTTCTACATCAATTCTAAACATCGTATCTAGGACTGCCAAGTCAGGACTATCTAATTTCGAAGGTGCCAGTTTCATAGCATTTGCAACTACTGCAAGTTGAAAAGGTTGTAGGGACTTAACATCTATACCTGTTCCTAATACAGCATTAACTTCCCCTTGTGTGACATCCGCATATCTTTTTTTTATCTTTGAGTCTGCATATTTTTTCGCGAATTGCTCGAATCCCACAGCTGTTACTCCATCTATCGTAACTTTTGCCATTGGATCTCTAGACATCTGTGCCATATATTTATCCAGTCCCTCAAAGTAAAGATCATTTCTTTCAGAGACACCTGATTGTAGTGCTAACATCTGTTTTAATGCTTCCCCATAAGTACGAACACTTCCTAGTGATTGTTGTAATATTACAAGATCCTTCTCAGAAACGGGATATACTTGTTTGGCCAAATCAAGAGTTGCTTGTCTTACAAGCGCCTCAAAGCTTGTCTTGAATTTAACTTTATCTTTTAAATCTAAGTCTGCTAATTTAGAAGGATCCAAGCTTGAATAAGCTTCATATTGTTCACTTCCCGCAGGAAAGATACCTAGTAAAAGTTCCTCGAATGGTTGCAAGAGTGAAGGTAATAGACCTGTAGGAATACCCCGATCTTTAATACCCTGAACCATAGTGAATCGATTTGCAAGATTTATTTTTGATTTATCATGTGCATCTCGATTTTTTGTTATATCGGTCATTCGTGATTTAAAATAGTCATTAGCATAGTCTGCACCACCTATGTTTATTGTCTCTGGTCCCTGTTCAGCTTTCCTCAATTTCGCTTTCGATAATGTCTCAGCTGACTGAATTTGTTTTCCCTGAATTAATCCTTTCGTAACACCTGATGTGATCTTTCCAAGAGGTGTTTTAACTCTTCCAGATGATAGAGGCTCCATCTTACTGGATTCAGTTATAGTATTTAAAGCCATTAAGAGCTTCGTCGTCTTGTTGGAATCGTTCAAGACAGCGTCCATCTTTTTTCCGATCTTTTCTGCAGTCGCTGAGAAGGCACCCTGCTTGTGCCACTCACCATATTTTCCATCTCCAGTAGTATCTTTTAGTGTCCAAGTTCTACCATCGACTTTTTTAGTTTCGCCGATTTTTAATTCTTTATCTTCTTCTGTTAATAATGAATAAGCCATTAGTTCATCCTTTTAAAGTCAACGTCGAGTTGAGAGTAGTCCACTTTCCAGTAGCCATTCTCATCGACGATAGAAGCGTATGGAACTTCGTGCGCCATTACTCCTTCGTATTGATCTTTACTTCCTATAAAGTTAAACGAGTAGATATTAATGCCCGTAGGCGATTGACCTATTTGTTTAACATTTTCTTTAAGTCTTATATCACTACCCTGCATCGTACCATATGCTGCACCTAGTCCTGCGAGTTGACCTGCGATTGATGGTTGACCGAAGACTTGACCGACCATTCCCGTACGTTCTTGTCCATATGATCGTATCGGTGCTCCTGCCATTATTCCTGTACCGAACCTTAATGCTTCTCTTGGATATTCTCTTTCTTCTATAAAATCTCTATATTCTTCTATTAATTCTTGTTGCTCTAGTCCTCTTCCGAGTGCGCCGAATTGGCCGAGCTGTTGCTGTGCTCCCGTTAAAGCCTGGATCTGTCCACCCGCTGATGCGAGTTGTGCTTGCCGATCAGCTTGAAATCTTTGGGCTCCGGATTCGAAGCCCGCCTGACGCATTCTGGCACTTGTGTCAGCGACCGTATCGAGGTACCTCTCTCCCGCAAGTGCACGTTCGACGCCGTGTCTTGCACCACCAAAGGCGCCAGCCCCTACAGCACCGACGTTAATTCCACGAACATTCTTTTGGTACTGCTCCTCGAGGTCTCCTAAAGCTCCTGAGATTACGGTATTAGAATACGGGTTCATATAACTTTGTGCCGTAGCTGTATCGTATGTCTGTGCTCCTATGTTTGCAAGTTGACCTGCTTGAGGAAGAATTTGATTCGAGATAATACCACCTGCTTGTGTCTCTGCTGCTGAGAGACCTGCGATCCTATCGCCTGTAAAAGGTTGATAAGGGACCTTGTACTCTGATTGAGTTCGATCTAAAAGCTCCTCCTGGAACTCCTTAAGATATTCAGGAATGTCATATGTAGTCGCTGATGACTGTGGTGCGTTAACGACTGTCGTGCTTCCCTTAAATAAAAAACCCATATATACCTCCCAGTGGCTTAAATCCTAATTTAATAAATAACTTATGCTTTCTTTCAACGTCTTTTCCCTGAAAGATTTCGAGTAGTAGTGTTTTCTTAATTGATTTTGCATATTCTTTTAAAACTATCATCATTGATCTTACAACTTTAAAGTTCCTACATTTTGGCAATACGTGAATCCACAGCATCCTTAGAAACTTCTTGTCTGTAAACCATGTATCGTCGATCGTTGCTCCTAGCGTACCAACAATCACGTTATTCTTATTTACTACTACTATAACAAAACTATTGCGAATGTAAAAGAGAATATTGTCAAGTAATTTCTTATTATTGGCAGATCCGAAGTTATGAGGACTTTCTGGAAGCCATGTTTTTAATACCTCCCTGATATCGATACCGTCCTTTAAAGTCGCTTTTCGTATGTTATAATTACCTTCTTCCATCAGGCCTTATATTAATTCTCATTGTTCCTAGTCTCCAGTTATCGCCTAGTTCTGAATTTGCAACTTTAAGAGAGATTTGTCTTCCTCGAGCCCTGAGATTTAAATAAGTAGTTGTATTACTAACGTTCTGTGTTGGTTTAGCAGTTTTAGTATTACCTGGATAATCTCGAACTGAGATTGTAATTTGTGTATTTCCTATTAAATTTTGAAAATCAGGTATAAATTTATTAACAAAACTAAAGTCTTCTCCACTAGCAATATCACCGTCCCCTGATTCAATATATGCTGATAAAGCAACTCCATTGGCGTCGTAACCTTCTTCTTGTTTATAAAGCACTGTTCGACCAGCAGTTAGTCCATAGATCGTACTTATTGTATTTGCAGTAGTAGCTGCTGTATACTCAGAAGCTATTGGATTTGGATAGACCCCATTATCCATCCAGGAACCTCTTTCAAGGTTTCCTATATACCATACTTTTTCAGCATAGTTATAAATAACATATCGATCGATCTGATTAGCTGACGCTGTACAATAATACCAGATGATTTCATTAAATTGTGAATTGTGTCCCGCATAGACTTGAGAATATTGAACTTTATTTATATCATTAAAAACGTAATTTTTAACACTACATGGAATCTCTTGAACTGATCCAGCGTACGCGAAGAATTTACCATCGCCCATCCAATACGCGATATCTTCTACTAGAATACCAGAGTTTAAACCTACGATACCGCAGTCGGAACCTAATTTTTTAAAACCAAAAGTAAAAGGCGCCCCAATAAATTGCATAGAGAATATAGTAGTATCAGTCCATATTAAAGTTTCTGCTCTTCCTGCTTTGGCTGCCCGGATCTCTGATCCAGCAGCTAGACGCTGTGAACCTGAAGTATTAATAGCATTTGCTGTAAATTCATTATAGTTCTCTTGATCGCTCCAACGTATAAACATTTTATCTTGTGATGAGGAATCGGCAATAGTTGTCTCTGTTCCTAGACAGACTAAGTGTCGTGATTCTGGAGTAACGAGAGAAAGAATACTTGTAGTAGGTGCATTAGCAATCACTGTTGCTCTATTAACAGTCATACCTCCTGAAGTATCCCATACATAAGTTGATCCATTCCGCTTGGTTATAATTAAATCCTCACCCCAATTATCTAAGCTCCATTGAGCCAAATCTATATCGATCTGGGATGTCGTACGAGATGTACCCCATGTTGATAAACTCCATGTTGCTGCACCCCAACCGTACCCGAACGTTTGAGTTTCTGGGCCAATATTTAATTGATAAGTAGCAGTACAATTAGCAGTATCAGTAACTGCTGATGTTGCGGCGTTCCCTGTTGTTTCGATAGTATAACTGCCAGCATTGGCCACTGCTAATATTTCAAATTCGTTATCTAAAGCAGTATTGGCGATTCCGCCTACATTAGCTGTACTCGTAGCTGAAATGGTAACAAAATCACCTTTATCAGCACCGTGAGCTGCGTGTGTAATCTCCACATTCGTAGATGTATTCGTAGTCGTAAAAACATTTGTTATATTGGCAGTCGATCGAATAGGAGTGATATCCTGAGTCAACCCTCCTCGATAAATATAGAGTTTTTTATTTGTCCCAAGACATGAATATCTAAAGCCGTCCAGATTGAACCAATTAAATAAGGCTCTTCCCGTGCCTAAGTAATAATCAGCAGATAAAGGTTCCCATCCACCAATCTTTTGAGGTAGGCCCCATCGAAAACGTACTTTATCACAATCGATCCACTTACCTTCCGCAGCGGTCGGTGTATTCTCTTTATCTATTCCAGGTGTTATCTGTAGTTGTGTTAAAGGCATATCGCTCCTTATATATTAAAACAAGGAAATAGAACATATAAAACTTCTGATTCTAGATTATATCAGATTGTGGGGAATTTCAATAGATTAAAGAATAGATGCTACTTTAGGATTGGGGGACTATTAAATCATTCTATATATAAATCCCAACTACCTGTTTCTTCGTCCCAGTTATAACTTTTTCCATCATTAGGAAAAGCAACTGGCGCTTCCCATTGACAAGTGTCCTCGTTCAATGTCCAAGACGGATAAGGCTGTGGTGCAATAAAAGCATCTCTAGTTTCATCATAAGTATAACCTACTCCAGCATAATTTTTTCTAAAAGGTGTTCCTCCTAAACTATGAACTCCACCTAGTGTATTGTAAGAAGTCTGTTTCCAGTTGTCATTTGTGTTGAAAAGATTATTCAGAAAATCTACTCCTTTCTGTTCGTTTTCAACTCCGTCAACAAGCATTACTTTGTTGCTAAGAGCATTAACTGTAATAACTTTATTATCTTGATCTAATTTTGTGAAATGAGCCATTAGTTTGCTGTGTAACTCCCATTACCATGAAATGGTATAATTGTATAGGCCCCATCTACAATTGGTGTTTCGTTGCCTGAAACAGTGCCTGAATAATCTACTGTAAGTATACGAAAAACAACGGCACCAGAACCTCCAGTACCAGATTGTCCACCACCTTCTGAACCTCCTCCTGAACCTCCTCCTGTATTTGCAGTAGCAGCGTCCGTTGGTGGATAACTTGGAGGACCTACACCTCCAGCGGTACCTCCTCCAGAACTTGCAGTACCTGGAGCAGCACTATTACTATAACCACCGCCTCCGCCAGAAGCAAACCAGCCACTATCTCCTACGCCTGCTGTAAATACTGAGCTTAAATCTTTTCCTGTTCCGCCAGGTCCCGATTGCTGATTAGTGGTGCCCTCAGTTCCAGCAGAACCAGCACCGCCACCGCCACCTGTGCTATAGGAACCAGCACCACCATTACCATGTCCACCATCATTTCCAAATCCGTATGTCCCACTATCATCTGCTTGAGCTGTTTGAATTTCATTACCTGCCTGACCAGCACCTCCACTTCCTATGTATGTACCA